GAACATGTTCGTATCGTCCACTGGATGCTTGCCCAAGTTGAAGACCGACAGGAAGATGAACGGCATTTTGCGCTGCTGGAAGTGGTTCAACCCACGGCGCAAGGCTTTCGGACTGACACCTGGAATGTTCGGATCAGGCGGGATGTCGTAGTTCCAGTGAGGATTGCGGCCTTTGGAAAGGACTTTCTTCTTCAACGTCGAGAACGTCATGTCGGGCGTCCACCACTCGATGAAGCCGATCTCAGTTGCATCGTTGTCCTTTGATTCCGTGTCGATTTCCTTGGCCATCGACTTGAACATGCGCTTCATGTCGCCTGCCGTTTCCTTGCGGTGAATGCCGAGGTACCCGCCCGTGTACTCGCCTTTCTCGTCGATCGTGGCATCAGGGTCGAGGATCATCACCTGTGGACGTTTGACGACCGTCTTGATGTCGTCCGACTGCTCTGACCAACCGACCTGCACCACACCGAGGAAGTACATAGCCCAGTAGCGCGTGAGACGCGACAGGCTGATTTTGAGCGACTGACGATCGGCCTGGAAGCGGAGGAACTGGGCCACCTTGTCCGCGAGATCAATGCCGTCAGGCGTGTTGTCCGTCGTCACGACTGGATCAGGATTGCGCGCCGATGAGAACGGGATGAAGGTTTCGAGAGCTTCCCAAAGCGTGTTGTCCGCCATTGGATCGTTCTTCACCATGTCGTCGATGTTGTTGTTGAACGCCTTGCCCAACCAGTATTCATCCGAGGCTTTGCGACGCTTCTGAAGGCCAGAATCAAAATCCTTCCAGCGATCCTCCCAAGTTTTCGCTGATTTCAAAAGATCAGCGTCATTGGTGTCTGTTTGTAATTCAGGAAGAGAAGGCGTGAGTGGGCCTTCCATCGTTTCCAGTTTTTCGGGATTCTCAACCTTGTTGATATCTTGGCCAAGGGAGAAGAATCCATCGAGTAAATCAGGAGAACCCATACAAAAAGGCGAGACACCAAAGAATAAATTCTTGAAGGTATCCCGCCGCTGTATAGGTAGGGAATCAGGAGCAACCGAGTACGGCTAAGTTGTCTTTACGTTCCAATTTCTTGATACAACCCGCGCTATCATAGTGGATTGTAACACTTCCTTCCGCTATGTCAAAAGCACCCGAAGCAATCAAGATGTTTGCCAGGTCAATGTACCGCTGGATCTTGGTGTCAGCCGATACGATCTGGATTGAAAGCAGGGTGGGTGGCATATCAATCATCGGTTACCTCGTCCTCGTCTGGAAACGCTGGCGATGGCGCGTGCGTCTTGCCGAAGATGAGCGATGGCGACGGTCGAAGCTCGGTTGAGTCCTCGCCTGATGACATGAACGAGGCTTGACCCTTCTGCCCGTATTTCTCCATGCCGACGCGCCACAGCACCGTTGCGTGCGCCCAGTGATCCATGCCGTTTGAAGAGAGCCACTGGAAGATGTCGTTGGCCCGCGAATCCTTGCCGTTGACCTTGTAGAGCGTGCGCCAGTGTTTGATGTAATCCTCCCAATCCATCAGGTTGCCTTGAAGCGGGATGCGGCGCGTCAGGAACTCGTCAATCACTAACTGGATCATCGGGTTACGATCCGAGGCCACGGAGCCGAAGTCTTGTTTCTCACCCCATTTTATAAGATTGAAGTTCTTCTTGTCGCGTGCGTAGTGGTTCAGAAACACTCGACCAGGGAACTTCTCACGCAACTCGCGCGGCCCTGTGATGTCAGGGGCACCATCGACGATCAGAACAGCAGTTGAATCGTTGCGAAGATATTGCTCGATCGTCTTCCAGCTTTCCGTCACGCCGTAGAAGTAAAGTCCCTCGGAGTTGCCCATGACGTAGTGCTTCTTGACGCCACTATCGCAGCCGATGATTGTTCCCTTCTGCGAGTTGACCTGGAGCGTCATGTTGCGCGTGAAGATGTCGTCGCTGATCGACGAACCATCCACAGCGTATGGCAGACCGAGAACCGATCCCCAAAAGTATTCGTGTCCCTTGGTGTTGAAGTATCCCAGGATCTCGCGTGCCGTGACCCAGGGAGCCATCATCAGGCTCATGTGGTAGCCAGACCATTCACCAACAGCTGTGGGCTTCCAGACGCCAACCCGACGTGTCTCACGGGTGATCTCGGCGTCACAACCGAGACATTGGTAACACTCGCGCACCTTGTCGATGGATTCAGGCCAGCGAAGATACTGCTCCTCACCACACTCGGGGCAGGTGATGAACCATTCTTTCTTGTCCGAGAGTTCCCACGCAACGGAGCCAGCCGCACCCATGTTGCGAGGGTTGGTGAACTGCCACTTGCCTTTGTACTTGGACTGCTGAAGGCGTGAGTCCAGCTTCTCGATGTTCTCCTGGCTCGACGCGTCGAGTTCGTCGTTGACGTTCAGATCCGACGTGGTGATGAGCGTGTCGGCCAGCGTGTTGGTTCCCTGGTAGTTGACCATGTTATCCCCAACCTGCTTCTGTTCGAGCGTGTCTGATGTTTTGATGTACTTCTGAAGCTCTGGGTTGTTTTCGATGATGCGGTTGACCTTGGAGCGAACGAAGCCGTACATCGCATCCATCGTCGGCAGTGTGTAGATGATCTCAAACCTTTTATACTTTGCGGCCCACAGAGTCTTGATGATCATCAGCGTTGAGAAGCCGAGCTGCGCTGCCTTCAGCACGATCTGAAGCGACGACCAATCATCAGCGATATCAAAAAGAAAAAGATGGTCGCGCCAATCGAGCGATTCACCTTTCTCGTTCTTCACGTTGTAGAGATCAAGCCAAATGGAAAACTCCAACGTCGTCAGGTCGATGAGATCCTGCTTAGTTGGACTTGACGTATTTTGTTCGGACGTTGGTTTTGATCCCATGTGAGAGGAGAGCCAATTCTTCCAAACGAGCCTGATCAATGTTCACTTGAAGCACTTCAGCCTTAATGGGCGCGTATGTCCCATGAACCTTGAAAGTCATGTCAGCAGCCGTCAAACGATCTCGCGCTTTCTCTTCCACATTGGTAAGGATCTCGCTCACAACTCCCTTGGCAGTTTCAGGATCGAAGCCAAGTATTCTCATTTCCTCTTGGACGCCTTTTGCGGCTATCACACGGCCAGGTGTTGCTTTCGCTGTCGTTTCGTCGTAGCCAGCTGAAACCAGCATTGTGTCTAACCTGTCGTAATCCCCATTAGACACTGCCTCGACGAGTTTCTTAGCAAGCCGTTTCTGTCGCAAAGTGGCCATATCTCATCATAATAGCTCGTTACCCTCCTGTTTAGCCAGTTTCGTTGCGAATGGATCGGTGGGAGATCCGTAAACCTTCTCAAACAATCCGTCGGTGTTGCGTTGGAGTAAATCCTGCCAGTGCCAGTAACGCTGCTCGAATATCTGACGATCAACCTCGGCGGTTCGATAGCTCTGATGTGGTGTCCAGCCCTTACACTTCCAACAAGTAGCGTTGCCTGCACGAAAGAACCAGTTGTCGGGATTCATGCGTACCCGATCTGGGATGACTGGCAGTCGTCCTTGCCAGGAGTGATCTTTGTGGCAGACGTAGCAGCGGACGCGCATAGGCTATTTGGTTTTCCATTCACCGTTCCAGGTTTCGTCGAAGCCGCCAATCTTTTCTGCCGAACCGATCAATTCTCTCAACGAGGCCTGGATCACTTCTTCGAGGCGTTCCACATCGTCTTGCCGCATCGTCATCGCCCAGGTGTAGATCTTCGGGATCACTGAACCAGGTTCAAACTCTGTCGGCTGCTCTTTCAACTTGCCAGCGATTTTATACACAACTGCCTCGGAATCTGGTAATGGAATTGGGCCTTCGAGGTAAATGCCTGGAACGTACATTTCGCCAAAGTGGGCCATAGAGATCAGATGATTGATTCAAGCTCCGTATCCACTCCGTTTCGGTCGTTCTCTTCGAGCAGCTCGTCGCGCGCCAGGGTTTCGTCGTCCGTGTCGAGGATAGCCGCCTTGATGCGTGGTACTGCCTGCTGGACGCGGTAGATGATCTTACGAGAGGCTGGCAGCTTGGTTTCGATGACCAAGATAGCCAAAGAACATCCAAAGGCTATGAGAAGACCCACAATTAGGCCGAGGATGAACATCATGTTGACTCTACTTTATCAGATTTTAGGTGCTTTGTCAATCTTTCCTTGTGGATTCTTTCTAAGACGCCAAACGGAGGCTCTAGAGATTCTACCCATTGATCTACGAGCTTCTGTTTGTTTTTTTCATCACGGACGAGATCCAGCAAGTTCATAAATTCTTTTTGGAAATTCAAACGCCTTGCCATCGCGAAGCATTTTTCCTTCAATAGTTTCAAACGTAACCGTCAATCCCCCTTTGGGAATCGGTTTCGATTTATCCCAAGAAACCTCTGAACCGCACATCTTACAGGTAGCGGTGATTGTGCTAATGCGATGCGTCGCAGTTGATTCCGTTTCGTGATGGTACGACCAGTTGTTTTCCAAACACTTGTTACAAGCTATCATATCGGGCAGTCCTGGAAGCGAAGACAAAAGCCCCCGTAAGTTAAGGGATTTAGTTATTGACGTTGATAGGGTTGTCTCTCCCATCGTCTCACCAGCCTTCTGTACTCGCCCCGCCATGGGGATTGCCTACGTCGATCAGCGTAAGGAGGAACGCTGATCACACGCTGTTATCGGTTTAGTCACTACCGCCCTGGGGTAGCTCCATCGCTCGACATCAGTTCCCGTGACTTGGCTTGGCATCCAGGGGTGGCTCACGGGATTCGCCCGACCACGTTCCCAGCCGTCAGCTCACGGGCATAAAACAAATCCCGCTTGATGTTTTGCGGGATATGTGCGAACATGATCCAGCGAACATGATCCCAAAGTACCACGGAAAAAGACTTCGGTCAAACCTCCGTGGTATTTTTTTGTGGATAACTAATTGACCCGTGTCCCACTCTGTGCTAAAGTAGAGGAACTATGTCAATCAATTTCAATGAAGGAAAGATCGAGTGCGATGAGTGCGGAGAAAGCGAGATTTTTACTGGCTGCGTTCACTACAAGGAATTTGTCGAGGAAACGAAACAAAATGGATGGACGGCCCAACAAGTCGAGGAAACATGGATAAATAAATGCCCGCATTGTTCACAATAATATGCCCCTTTCCCTGAAACAAGAAATCGTCCACGCGCCTCCCCCTCAACCAAAACCACGCTGGAAGCCGTCCAAAGAATATTGGTTTGTGAATCTGTATTGTGGTGTCGGTTGGTCAGAGGTTGGATTCGAACATGAAGAGAAGTTATTTGCTGTCGGCAACTGCTTCCCCACCCGTGAGAAGGCCGAGGCTGCCGCGCAAGCCATTAAAGAATTACTAAATAAACTCAACCAATAAATGTATGACAAAGACGATCACGATTGATGGAGTGGAATACGTCCGCAGGTCTGATGTTAAAGAAGTTTAATTGTGAATAGGGATATGCGAGAAATACGATTTAGAGCATGGCACAAAACATGGTCGAAAGAAAAATCAGATGACATTGATGGAAAGATAAACGGTATGCAACGTGTAAGAAGCATCCATGAAACGCTATCAGGAAATCAGGAAGTACGACTTTGGAACTGGCAGTCATTTTGTCCTATTGAAGACGTTGAACTCATGCAATTTACAGGCCTCCTCGATACGAAAGGAAAGGAATGCTTCGAGGGAGATCTAGGAAAAGATTGTTTTGGTAAACTTTGGGAGTTTCGTTGGGATGAAACTCAGGCGGGATTTCGAGTCAGACTCATTGGTGACGAAAACCTGCCAATAGAGACAATGACGCGTCCAATCGACGGAAGTATCTCCTACAAGAAACCGAACATGGTCAAGCTGGAAGTCATCGGCAACATCTGGGAACACAAACACTTGCTCGAAGGCAAGTAAAAGAATGCCGCATCGCTTTGCAGGGTGCTGAACAAACGCCGCCAGCTCGACCTACCAAATCAGAACGAGGTTAAAAAATGAATTGATAAAGAAATAGGGTATGCAAGAACATCAATTTCGCTTCGTACTCGAAGATAAAGAAAAACTTGTAAGGTTGTTGGCATTTACGTGTGGATGGCAACAGGCTTGGCTATCAAGACAGCGTGAGTCATTAGAGAATCTTTATGGAAGAAAAGCTGATTTGATGGATGCGGCTGTTGAAATGATAGATTATAGGTCTTATCCAGTTGACGATCACAGCTGTCTTGACCATTCGTTTTTACAGGCATTCTTCTCTAGGTTCCCACAAATTGAAATCTTGGTTAGACCAGACCTAACTTTCGTGGATGCGCCTGTTCCCGCGCTGATGGCCGAAAGCTACAGATACGAAGACGCTTGGAAACATCACGCGCAGGTAATGGTGTTGATGGAACCGAAAGAGCGCATCAAATATCTTTACTCATACGTCCCTGAATCTTTCAAAAAGTCCTTGAAGGAGCGTCAAGAGAAGGCGCGAGTCAGAATCAATGAAATGGCAAAGGATTACTAGCCATCCCGCGCCTCTCATCTAAATCCCCGCCAGCCATCCATCCCTGGTAGCAAAGTGGTGAATGACAAAATAATAATTTATGACATTCGCAACAAAATACAAAAATCTAATGAGCTTGTGGGACATGCTCCCCCAAATTATAAAGACAATAGAGCGTCTGGAGACAGAAAATAAAGCATTAAAATTAGAACGAGATCAAGTACGAAAAGATGTAGCACGCCTGCTCGAACTCGCTAAATCTTAATCCAACTTGTGGGATGTGATGGATGATTGAAGGATGCTGGCTCTCGTAAGAAGTCAGGTTTTAAACGGATTCATCCATT